TAACAGATATTCCACAACCAAAAGACAGAAAAATAATGTTTAAGGATATTATTACAAGTGGTTTTGTTGATAGGGATAAAAGTAAATGTCTTTTAGCTGGATTATATAATTCATTTTCATATAAAGACGAAACATCAAAAGAAGCTCAGCATTATTTAATTAATCGTGAAAAATTTGGAACTTTATTAATTTACGAAAACAACGAATTAAGAGTAAAAACAAATACAATAAAAGGTTACGACATAGTTACCGAAAATGATTGTATTGATTTATCTTTTCCAACTTCAAAAACAAGAAGAGCCAGAGTCACAAAAGGCAAAAGTCCTTGTTTAATGGAAAGCCAAAATAACTTATATAGCTATAAAGACGGAATTGTTAGAACAGTAAATAAAATAGAAATGTGCCGACTTCAAGGATTTCCAGACGACTATTGTGATATACTTACAACTGCAAAAGCAGGATCACTTTTAGGAGACGGCTGGACGCTTCCAATAATAGAACATATTTTTAGCTTTATTCAAAAATAAAAAGGCATTTATTTTTTTAATTAAAAAATATTTATTAAATTTGCTTAACCAAAAAATCAAAATCATGTCAAAACAATTATTCGAGTTGATGCGTGAACAGGAATTGCAAACAAACAATTTCTTGCCGTCAAAAAAAGAAATCCAATTAACTAGTAAAAAGTTTGTTTCTAATTTATTAGATTCCGGAGAGATTAACAAAGTTGAAGTTTATGCTCAGGCTTTAAGATTAAAAGAGGCTTTGTCAATTATTGAAGCTGAATTAAAAGAGAGCTTAGGACAAGAAAATTTCGAGGCTTTTGGAATCAAAGGCACATTTAGAAACGGAGGCGAAACTTTAAACTACTCAGAGGACCCAATTTATGCTGAGTTACAAAGCCAATTAAAAGAACGTGAGGAACTACTTAAAACAGTTAGAAAAGTAGAGAATACAGTTTACGACTCAGAGGGAATTGAAATACCAAAAGTAAGCACAACAAATAGAAAATCAAGTTTATCAATTACATATTAACCAATTAAATTCAAATCAAATGGCAATTTTAGCAACGAGCAACAGCTCAACAACAAATTTCGAACCTATTGAAGCCGGAAGCTATCCAGCGAGATGTTACTCAATGATTCACATCGGAACTGTAAACGAAAACTTCCAGGGAGAAATTAAAACAATGAACAAAGTAAGAATCACTTTTGAACTTCCAACGGAGTTAAAAGTATTCAAAGAGGAAAACGGAGAGCAACCTCACGTTATTAGTAAAGAGTTTACTTTATCGCTTCATGAAAAGGCTACTTTAAGAGCATTTCTTAAAAACTGGAGAGGTCAAGACTTTACCGAAGAGGAGGCAAAAAGTTTTGATATAGAAAAACTTATTGGAGCTCCTTGTATGCTTAACATCACGCATAAAAAATCAAAAGACGGGACTAAGACATACGCTGAAATCGGTAGCGTTTCAAAATTACCTAAGGGATTGGCTTGTCCGGATCAAATCAATCCAAGTTATGTTTGGACTTACGAAAACTTTGACGAGGTTAAATTTAGTAAAATACCGGAGTTTTTAAGACAAAAAATGGTTACAAGTTTTGAATATATCCACGCTACTACGGTAGCAAACGAGGCACCGGTTTACGATGCTGAGGTAGTTAGCCCAGGAACTGACGACGATATGCCTTTTTAATTAAACAAATAGCCTCTGTAAAAGGAGGCTTTTTATTACTATGAAAAAATACTTAGAAAATAGAGATACAGAAAATACTTTTAAAGAAGTAATGAATTTAAAAAAAATACCAGTTGATCAAAGAGAAAATGATTCAACAATTGGAGTTTATTTTTTATGGTTAAATGATGTTATTGTATATATAGGAATGAGTAATAGCTCAATTGATGACAGAATATTTGGCGGAGGTTGGGGAGGTCATATACATGATACAAATAAGATTTTTAATCATTATAGCTATTTTAATTTAGAAAATTATCATCAAATTAGAAGTCATGAAAATTTTTTAATTAATTTATTTAATCCTTATTTTAACAGGATGGAAAAGAATTTTGGTTATGAAGACAAACTTAATGAGGATTATAAATTTAAAAGAAATAAAATGAATGATAAAATAGCAAATTATTATAGAGAAAAATTAGAAATTGAAATAGAAAAATATGGTCATTTGTGGCAATGAAAATCCAAATTACATCAAACGTAATTAACGGCAACCTAAAAAGGAATAGAAGCCAAATTTTAGAAACGATTAAAAGTTTCGAGGGTAAGGATGTTTTAATTACTTTTGAGAAGCCTAAAAAGAAGCGTTCTAACAATCAAAATAGGTATTATCATGGAATTATTATACCCATACTACAAAATTGCATAAAAGAGTCATGGGGTGAGTGTTGGTCCAGAGAAAAAACTCATGAATTTTGTAAATTACAATTTAATTTTATTGAGAGAGTAAATGAAAGTACAGGGGAAATTGTTAGGATACCAAAAAGCACTACTGAAAATTCAACAAGTGATCAGGAGGATTTGCATTTTGAAATACGTAATTTTGTTATGGAATGGTTTAATACAGAAATACCTTTGCCAAATGAAGACTTAACTTTAAATTTATAAATATGATAGGAATTTATAAAATTACAAATCCAAAAGGAAAAATTTACATAGGTCAAAGTATTAATATTGAAAATAGATTTAAAGTTTATAAAAGATATAATTGTAAAGGTCAAAGTAAATTATATGAGTCATTAAAAAAATATAAACATTCAAATCATTTATTTGAAATTATTATTGAATGTAATATAGATCAACTTAATGAATTAGAAAGATATTACCAGGAATATTATAATGTTTTATCTAAAAACGGTTTAAATTGTCAATACGTAAAAACTGATTTAAAAAAATACATGCATTCAGATGAAACAAAAAGCAAAATTGGAAAATCTAATAAAGGTAAAACTGGCAGAAAATTTGTAATGAGTGAAGAACATAAAAACAAAATTGGATTTGCAAATACAGGTAAAAAAAGGGCTGATTTTTCAAAATTAGTATCTGAACTTAATAAAGAAAAAATTGGAACATTAAATTCTTTTTTTGGTAAAAATCATTCTGATAAAACTAAAATAAAAATATCAAATGCAAACAAAGGTAAAAAAACAGGTAAAAATCATTTTGCATCAAAATTAGTTTTAGATAAAGAGTTAGGAGTTTTTTATGATAGCATTACAGAAGCTGCAAATATTTACAATTTTAGATTAAGTACTTTAAACAGAATTCTTAATGGTAAATTAAAAAATAAAACTAATTTGATTTTAATTTAATGGAATATAAAATAAAACCAAGACGCTGCAAAATTTGTAACGAAATATTTACTCCAAACAGACCTTTGATTCCAGTTTGCTCGCCAAAATGTGCGATTGAATATTCAAACAAATTAAAAGCAAATAAGGCTAAAAAAGAAAAAAGCATCTTAAAAGAAAAGTTAAAAACTCACAAAGATTATTTAAGTGAGTTACAAAAGATTTTTAATACTTACATTCGAGAAAGGGATTTACATTTAGGTTGTATTTCATGCGGAGCTGAGTTTAAAAGTAAATACGATGCTGGGCATTATTTTAGCGTTGGAGCTTATCCTAATTTAAGATTTAACACCGACAACGTTCATGGTCAATGCGTGGCTTGTAATCAACATCGACATGGAAATATAAACGAATATTCTATTAGGTTACCACAAAGGATTGGAGAAGATCGTTTTAATAAATTACTGGATCAAAGAAAAAATGAAACAAAATTGTCAATTCCTGAAATTGAAGTGTTAAAAATTAAATACAGAGAGTTGACAAAAATAATCCAGAATGAACGAAATTGAAATCATTGCAATAAACTTGAATACAGGCGAAACAATGAAAAAAATAATGACTTATGACTATTGGCTTGTTTTTCATAAAACAAAGCGTAAAAAAGGCTTTATTTACATTCCTTATAAAATTGGATTCAGTCAATTTAAAATAAATATGTAAAAAGTTTTTTAATTAGAATAAAATTTTTATATTTGGCACATGATTGGCTTCTCACATTACCCAGTCTAAAGATATTAAACAACGGTTATAATGAAAAACGAAGTGAGAAGCGTTTGGATTTATAGCCGTTTATGTTTTAATAAAATATTTATATTATGGCAAAGGAATTACCTTATTTTCAATTTGAACCGGCCGAGTACTTAACAAAAGACATTTCGTTTTGTACATTATCGGCTCAGGGTTTATTTATTAATATTTGCTCTTACTATTGGCAAAGACAATGCGATTTATCTAAAATTCAATTCTTAAAAAGGTTTAATTATAAGGATGAGTTTGAAGAGCTTTTAACAGAGGGAATAATTGATCTAGAAGACGACAAAATTATTATTAAGTTTCTAGACAATCAATACTTTAATGCAACTAGTAAAAGCTCAGTTAATAGTTTAAACGGTGCAAAAGGAGGAAGACCAAAAAAGCAAACAGAAACCGAAATAAAAGCGAATCAAAACCCAATTGAAAGCGAATCAAAAGGCATAAGAGAATATAAGATAATAAAAGAGGAAATAATAGAAAATAAAATAATAAAAAATGATATTATAACGGCTTCGCCTAAATTCTCTTTTTTAGGTGCTTTAATTGATTACGGTTTTAATAGGCAATTAGTTGAGGACTGGTTAAAAGTTAGAAAAACTAAAAAGGCAACTAATACAGAAACCGCATTTTATAAATTTATTGCTGAGGTTGAAAAAAGAGAGTGTAACATAAACGAAATTTTAGAAATATGCGTTGAAAAAAGTTGGTCCGGTTTTCAATGGGGCTGGATCGATAATTTAAAACAAACTAATACTTTTAACAATGGAAGAGTCGAAAAAACACCTGAGCAACTTGCAAGTGACATCTTTAATTCAGAAACGGCAAGAAACTTTAGATTTAGCTAAGGCAATAATTACAAAAAATGTAAACTTAGGTTTTTACGAATTGGAATTATCAATTGATAAAACTTTGGATAAACCGATTATAAGATCTACTTTTAAAAACGAAAATTCTCAAATTGGATTTACAATTGTTGGAATACTAGTAAACCGTTTTATTGATTCATTCGGTTTTAGCACTAAATTAAACGAATCTCAATTGGAAATTTTGACATGCGATACAATTGAAAAGTTTACTTACGAAAGTTTAGAGGATATTGTTTTATTTTTTAAACTTGCCAGGAGCGGAACATTTGGAACTACAAAGCGAGGAGTTGACAGCAATTTAATATTTGGCGAATGGTTCCCCATTTACATGGAAATGAAAGCCGAGGCAAGGGAGCGAGAACAATTAAAACAAAAGAAACAAAACGAAGAGAGTTTGCTAAGTATTGAAGACGTAAAGAAATCATACGAAAAAATAAAGCCAAACAATTCATTTCGTGATCGAGTTTTAATTTATATTGATAAAATTACAGAGGGAATAAATAGATTAGAACTTGAAGACTTAATTCAAGCCTGGAGCGAAGACGAAGAAAAGAAACCTTATTTAAGAGAATTAAAAGCAAAAAGATTAACTATAAAATGAAATTAGAAGAAATCAAAACAGAATCAAAACCAACAGACCAATTTTTTACTGCAATTGAAATATCCGAAATGTGCGGAGTAAGTTACGGATGTATAAAAGAACGGATCCATCGGCTTGAAATATTCCCAGATGCAATAAAAGGAAAAGCTAGACTTTTTTCAATGGAAAAGGCTCAGGCTATTATTAGCCAGATAAAATACCAAAAAAGAACTTATTACCAAATATTTGAATCAAAACTAAATTATGAAAACTAACCTAGAATCAAAACTAGAGCAATTACTTAAAAAACAATACAATTTGTATTTAAAAGGCTCAAATGACGA